ATTCCCGCTATTGATGTATCTAATTTTCAAGATACAAAAATTGCGTTAAATGTTTCTAATGGGCAGTTAATGATAACTACGATTTTAACATACGCAGATGAAGCAGCTGCTACAACGGCTGGGCTTTTAACAGGAACTCTATACGGAACTCCAACGGGCGAGGTAAGAATCAAACTATAAACAAACAAAACCCTTTAGAATAACATTATAGTTATGGCAAACAATCCCGTAGAGATACCAATAAAGTTAAACGGACTAGGACAAATAAAGTCTGAGTTAAGAGCGTTAAAAGGAGAATTAGCAAGTGCTACCGACCCCAAGCAAATGGCAGAACTCGCAGAAAAAGCGGGAGAACTTAGCGACAGATTAAAAGACGCAAACGAGAAAGTTGCGGTTTTTGCTAGTGGTTCTAAATTCGAGCAAACATCAAACGCTTTCGGGTTAATGAAATCACAGTTAATGGACATGGATTTCGAAGGTGCTGCGGAATCGGCTAAGATGTTTTCCTCTACGTTAACTTCAATCTCGCCTAAGGCAATCGGTGCGCAGTTAAAAGGTCTTGTTTCTGTTGTTGGTACGTTAGGGAAAGCGTTCATGACTTTCGGTATGCAGTTACTTTTAAACCCTATCTTTCTTTTGATTGTCGTTATTACTGCGATAGTTGCAGCGGTCATTTGGTTTGCACACAAAATGGGGTGGCTAGCTAAAATCTTCAAGGTAGTTAAAGATGCTTTACAACCTTTGATTGATGCGATTAAATGGTTTTTAGATTTGATTGGTTTGACTAACTACGCACAGGAAGAACGAACTGCAAAAGCGTTAGAGGGCTACAAGAAAGAGAAGGAAGCGATGGAGAAAATCGGTCATCAAATAGACAATAAAATCTTGCTACTTGAAGCCGAAGGAAAATCTACCCTAGCCCTACGAATCGAAAAGAATAAAATGTTTTTAGCGGATGCCAAAGCAAATGCAGAAGCAATGAAAGCCATGACTAGCATGATGGATTCTAGTTCTACAATGGGCAAGGCTTACGGAGATTTAACACAAACCGCAGACGATACTTTTGTACAACTTAAAGCCGAAGAGATAAAACTAACTCAAGAGGTAAAAGCTGAAAACAAGAAACGTGCGGATGACAATAAAGCATATCAAAAAGATAGACTAGATGCACAACGTTTAATTAGAGACTTGACCGTTGCTCAAATGGAAGAGGGAATAAACAAAGAATTAGAACTAAACAAAATCAAATATCAACGTTTAATTGTTGACACTAACGCTAACGAGAAATACACCGCAAATGAAAAGTTGAAAATTAACGCATTGTATGCTGAACAACAACGAATCGAAGCATTAAAGTTGTATCAAAAACAAGCGGATGAATTACAAGCAAGCATTAAAGCACATGACCAAAAAGTACTAGAAGAAAAAAAGAAACTTGAAGAGGAGGAAAAATTAAGATTAGCAGAGCAACAAAAGCTAGCATCTGAAACTTTAGGAACTGAGCAAAGCAGAGAACTAGATAAACTGAAAGAAGAATACGCTGCTAAGTATTTACTAGCAAAAGATAACTTTGCTTTGACATATGCTTTAACGGAAGAGGAGAAAAAGAAACAAGCAGAAATCAATGAACGTTACCGACTAGCGGAGATTGAAAAAGAGCAAGCGTTGAGAGATGCTAAAATCTCTTTTGTAGGTCAAACTGTTGAGGGTATCGGAGAACTTGGTAAGCTATTCATAAACGACCAAAAGAAACTCGAGAAAGTAAATAAAGCGATGGCGTTAGTTCAAATAGGAATTGATACGGCTAAAGCGATTTCTGCATTAGTTGCTACTGCTCAAGCTAACCCATTAAACTCATTAACGTTTGGTGGTGCGGGACTTGCTCAATACGCTTCGGGTATTATTCAAATCATTACAAACATCGCAAAGGCTAAAGCATTACTATCAAATCCTAGCGCATCTGTAAGCGGTGGTAGTTCAGGAGGTGGCGGTGGTGCAAGTGGTGGCGGTACAAATGCCGAAGCTATGCAACCTCAATTTAATATGTTTGGCTCTGCGGGTAACGCTAACACAATCAACGCAAGCGGACAACCGAATAGTAATAACATCACAGTAACTGCTGTGGTATCTGAGACCGAGATAACAAGTACTCAAAATAACATCAACCGAATTAAAGAATCCGCTTCTCTATAATGGCTACATTCAAGGTAAAATACGCAACAAGAAACAAACTAGCAAAGGCTTTACAACAAGAAGTAAGGAAACTTGGCTTAGTTGATACGGGAGCGTTGTACGATTCAATACGAATATCTGCAATGACAGGAGACGAGTTCAATAGAATTGATATAACCGTAAACGCGTTGTACTATTATTTCTTTTTAGATGAGGGAACTATTTACATTGACCCGTACAATATAACGGATGCTTGGCTAGCTAGTTCAAAAGTTCAAAATATTATTAGTGAGATAGTACAAGAATACATTCAATGGCAGTTTGAGAAATACCCACTTTTAGAAATGGCTAGAATCTTAAACAACCCTAGAGTATTTGTTAGCTTTAATTGGATTGATGAACAAGCACTACCGTACAAACTACCGAAACGAAATATACAGAATTAAGTTTCTGTGTCTTTCTTCATGGATAGCATATTAAAGGCAAAGATTAAATTCATGCCTAAGACCTTTTCCATGTTTGTGATATCTTCGTTTGCTAGTATGTAGATTGTTTTTTCCCAAGCCCATTTCGACATCTTCATTTCTGCTTCTAGTTCTTTACGGTCTTCGGGTTCGACTTCTTGTAAATCCTCTTCTGTAATCGGTTCGTCAAATAGATTTGAATAGGTGTTTAGAAAGTTTTCTCGCCATTGTAGATAAGATGTAACAACACCGTAAACAGAATTAATTGATAGGTTTAGAAATTCTTTAGAGCGTTCTTCTAAATCGTATTCGTGTGGCTCATAAGATAAATGCTTCCACTCATCAACTCGTGTTTGCTTGTAAAGGATAGCGCAAATAATCGGTAAGTATTCGATATAGTCTTTTGTAACGTAGTACTCTAAATCTAGAAACTCCTCTACCTTAATTTTGTTTAGTGGTTTAAGTTGATATTCAAGAATTGATTGTGCTGGCATTTTGTTAGGCTCAGATTGCACGAAAGAAATCCTAGCAAGGAGCGTGCTAAATTCGTCAAGTTCTAAATCTTCAAGGTCTTCGGTAGGTACATCAGCAAGAACTCCTAAGAGTTCAAGCTGACTTTCAAAGTTAGAATCCATGTTTACTGATTTTCTAGCTTCGATGTACTGTGCTACCGTTACATCATTCCACGACTTCGGTAACTTCATTTTGAGAGATTAGTTTACGAGATACTGCAACAACGTAAGGCACGACCAACGTAGCACTCAAATCTTTAAACAACTTTTCCTTGTGTTTAAGATGTGCGTTTTCGTAGTGTTCTGCGTTGGTTAAATCGGTGCGCTTAAATATGATTGCCATTAAACGAGCAAAGTAGTTAGTATTGTCTTTACCCATTGCTTTCTCTATCATTTTCAAATCACGAACTTTCAACTTAAACTCATCCTCATACGCTCGGTATGTGTAACCATCTAACTCAAATTCTTGAGTCATTTCAATATCGTTAATCGCTTGTGTATCGTTAAACAATTTCACGTAATCAATGAACTCCTGAAACTCCATGTCATTTACCTCAGAAGATGGAACGCCCAAGAAGATAAACAAGTCTGCCCACTTCTCAAATTTATCTAGTTCTTCATCGTTTAGAATCTTACTTACTTTCTCGAATTGGTCAAGCGTCAACTCTGCGATGTCGTTATTAATTTGATAACCTCTAATTTCTACCATAGTAATTTTTTTTCAAATATACAAATTTTTGAACACTTGACAAATAGTTTTCATTATTGTTATGGCAAATGATTTACCTATTTATAAAATCACTATTGACGAGGAATATTCTGAGGGCAACGCTTTAGGAATAGAGCAAGTAGCATTCACTGCTAAGCCTGCGATTATGGTTAAGGGTATGGCATTTTCTAGTACACAATCGTTTGAGTTTAAAGATGAACCTAAGATGAGAATCGTAGCACCTGCCATGATTCCAATGGATATCTACAGAAATGACGATGGAGAAGAGTACTACGTACAATTTACAGAAGCTGAGATTGAAAATATATTCTCAGACTTTATGCAGAACCTAAACAATAAAGACCTTTTTAACTTAGAGCATGACGCTGGGGAAACAGTACCCGCTTACATTCTTGAAGCGTGGCTAGTTGAAAATCCTAAAGTAGATAAAGCGTTTACATCTTATGGTATTGAAGTACCTAAAGGGACATTGATGCTAACGGCTCAAGTAACTGATTCAAAGTACTATGAGCAACTAGTTAAAAAAGGTCAAGTAGGCTTCAGTATCGAAGGATTCTTGGGTCTTAAATTATCGCAATTAAAAACCAAATATAGTATGAAGTTACCCGATGGAGAACATCTAATCGAAGGCAAAATCTACATTGTAACAGATGGCGAGATTGTTGAAGTGAAAGATGCACCTGTTGAGGAAGCAATGTCAACTGAAGAGGCAGTAGTCGAAGAAGAAGTGACAATGGCAACCGAAACAGAAGAAGAGGTAGTAACCGAAGAAGAAGTTGTAGAAGAAGAAGTGGCAATGGCAGTTGATGCTACCGCAGACGCTGAAGCAGTTTTGGCTATCGTTACACCAATCTTAGACGAGCGAATCAACGAAGTATTGCAGTTGATAGCAGAGATTAAAAACATGATGCCTATTGTAGAAGAGGTGGAAGTGGAAGAAGAAATTGCAATGCGCAAATTATCAGTAAATGAGCGATTCACAGCGTTCAGAGAAACATTTAAAAAATAATAAAAATGGAAAGAAATTTAAAATTTAATTTGGACATCGAAACAAATGCTTTGTTGTGTCCTAACCCTAACGAGTTCTATTCTCGTGCTTACCTTACAGAAGACTTAGTAGATAACTATCGCACTTTGCCAGGTATCAAATCAGAAACAAAATTAGCAAACGTTACTTTTGGAAACATCTTACAAGCATCTACTTGTAACTTCTCAGCACCTACTGACAACCTAGATGCAATTGACATTACAGTATGTCCTTTGTCTGCAATGGCTCAACTTTGCCAATTCGACTTAGAGCAGTCATTTTTATCTTTGCAGATGGCTCAAGGTTCAAATGGAGACTTTACAGTTGCTTCATTCATGAACTACTATTGGAATGAGATGTCAATGCAAATCCAAGAAGATTTAGAGTTGATTCGTTGGCAAGGAGACACAGGAAGCGGAGACGATACTTTAGCTTTGTGTGATGGTTACATCAAAAAGTTATTAGCTGACGCTGGAGTTGTTGATGTTGCAAATGTTGCTATTACTTCTTCAAACGTTATAGCACAATTAACTGCAATTTTGAACGCTGCACCTGCATCAATCAAACGTAAAAAAGCAGACTTACGTTTCTACGTTTCTTCAAACATTGCTACTGCTTATGAATTAGCTGCTGCAACGGGTAACACTCAAACATACGTTACGCTTCCTTTAGCTTTGACTTTCTTAGGAATTAAGATGGTAGTTGCTGAGGGTATGCCAAACGATACTGCGGTCTTGACTTTGAAAAATAACCTTATCTATGCATTCGATGCAGAAGGAGATTCAAGAGCATTGAAAGCGGTTAACTTGAATGATTCAGTTGCTGAGCCATATTTGAGAACTCGTGCTAACTTGAAAGTTGGATTTGCTTACACGAACCCTACAGAAATCGTTCTTTACTCTTAATAAGAACTAATACTAACTAAGAAGGGTGGTGCAATATACACCGCCCTTTTTTAATATAAAAATATATGGCTTGTAACACACTAGAAAGCATTGCTAAAGGATGCGATGGAAACTTAGGAGGGATAGTAGCGGTATACATTAATGACCAAGCAAACGTAACATCTATTACAGAAACGGATGCAACTTGGACTATTGATGAAATTACTACAACTGCACCTTACGAAGTATTTGAGTTTCGTAGAAATACAGGAAACTACACAGAAGAAAGTGCGATTGACTTAGTAAACGGTTCATCTTTCGTAACGGGTACACTTAACTTGATGTTCTCACGTAGAGAGGCAATTGTTTCTCGTGCTATTAAAATCTTAGGCGAAGGTCAAAGAGATTTATCGGTTATCGCAAAAGATGCAAACGGTAAATATTGGTACTTCCCTTATGCGCAAGTAAGCGCAACAGGCGAAGGTTCAGGAACAATGAAAGCAGATGGTTCTAAATATTCTGTTACGTTGATTGCTGAAAATCCATACCTTGCTAAAGAAGTAGATAGCACAATCATTGCTGAATTAATCGCAGTGTAATAACCTACTCGTAAATAAGAAGCCCTCATCTTAATTGGTGGGGGTTTTCTTTTTAAACAACTTTCACTTTTCAATCATTATAGTTATGATTTATATTAACAAGGGAGAAGTAAACACTATTGTATTAACCTTAACGGAAGATACAACCATTTCAAATCCTTACTATTTGTTTGTATTTCAAAACGAGTATAATCTACAATCGGATAAAATCTATTGGATTGGAACAGATACAAGTGCTTATAAAAATAGATACAATTTATTTACGCTTGAAGAGGGAGAGGATTTAACATTTGTAAAAGGTCAATTCACATACTCAGTTTATGAAAGTGCAACACCGCCCGAAGATGAAACAGGACTAACTTTAGTTGAAGAGGGTAGAATGGTAGTAGCAGGGGAAGATATTAATTCAATTTACGATTAAATGAAATTATTCGGTTTTAACATTGGTAGTAGTAAAGCTATCGAATCAGTAGAAACAAGTGGCTATCAAGCCTTCTCTACACCATTTCTAAAAGTTGGTAGTGGGAATCTATCTTTGCCTTATGTAAACGGTAGACAACAAGTAAACGGTAGAATTAGATTTGGAGAGGATGACCTTTATCCGCAAATGATTAACCAACTTTATTATACATCGCCTTTGCATTCGTCAATTGTTGACTTTAAAACTAACGCAACAATCGGTGGTGGTTATGACATCAAGATTAAAGACTTAAATGCAGTTGAAAAGGTAGATGTTTACGCCTTTGAAAAGCGACTAAGCCTAAAGAAATCTATAAACAAAATAACAAAAGACGTTATTCTACACAACCGAGTTTATTTTTACTTGAAATTTAACCAAAGTGGGGAACTTGTAAAGGTAAAACATATCGGAGCGGAGAAAGTGAGACGTGATAAGCTAGGAGAAAACTACTATTTATGTGATGATTGGTACTCTCAAATCAATATTGTAACGATTAAACCATATCACAGAACGTGTAAAGACTTAGAACAGTTGTACGTTTGGGAAAATCTACAAGTAGGACAAGATATTTACCCATTACCTAGCTACACAAGTGCATTTAATTGGGCTTTCTTAGATGGCGAAATGTCGTATTTGCAGAAGTCTAACATCTTAAATAGTATATTCCCTTCATTTGCTATGATGTTCCCTAAGAAGCCACAAAGCGAGGAAGAGAAAAGAGCGATTAAGGACACAATGGAACGTGCAAAGGGAGCGCACAATGCTGGTAAAGGCGTTGCATTCTTTGCTAACAATAAAGAAAGTCTACCAACAATAGAAAGCATACCAACTAATAACCTAGACAACGTCTTTCAGGTAACTACTGAGAGCATAGATTCTAAGATTTGTCAAGCACATACTATCGACCCAATCTTAATGGGTATTCGTGTAAGCGGTAAACTTGGAAGCGGTTCAGATATCAAACAAGCGTATATCATTTTTGAGAAAAATACGATTATTCCTTTGCGTGAAACAATTGCGGATATCGTAAACGACTTATTCGAGATTGCTAAAGTAAAAGCACGTGTCGAAATCAATAACTACCAAATAGTTAATGAGACAATCGTAGAAATCGAAGGAGATGCAAGTATGACATCTGATGCATTGAACGCTATGTCTCCATTGGTAGCAAATAAAGTACTTGAATCAATGACAGACAACGAGATTCGTGCGCTTGCTTCATTACCTCCTGTTGAGGGTGGCGATTTAATTAAGTCTCAAACACCAACTCCTACGCTATGATTTACTTCATTACAGAAACATACTTAAAAAGCCAAACACCGATAACGGCTAACGTAGATGTAAACGATGTTACACCGTTTGTGCGTACTCAAACAGAGATGCGAATCCAACCAATTCTTGGAACGTATTTTTATAAGGATATACTAGCAAAGTACAACGCTCAAACGTTGACCGCTGACGAGGAGATACTAGTTAGTTACATTCAACCCGTAGTTGCTTGGCGAAGTGCAGAAGATGCGGTCTTTGGTCTAAGTTACCAACTTAAAAACAAAGGACTTCAAACTCAATTTGGAGATAACTCAAATTCGGTATCTATTCAAGAAGTAAACTTCGGACAAGACCATTACGCACAAAAGGCTAGTTTCTACGAAGCACGTTTATCTAATTATTTACGAGATAATAGAACGTTGTTTCCTGAGTTTATAAGTGAGTTGAATAGAGATAGTGATTTGCGACCGTTACGAACTTTAGATAGTGGTTATACTGATTCAATAATTTTTTTCTAATGACTAGCTACAAAGGACTATTAAATAAGATTGAAGCGTTTTGTAACGCTCACTTGCAGATTAAGAAGTATGGTGGCGAGTTTAAAGAACAGATGCCTAACTTTAGTACTGAGAATGAAAAATATCCTATTGTTTACATAGTTCCTACAAGTGATATAAGCGACTTAAATACTAATCAATTTACACTTGATATTTATTGCGTTGACATTATACAAAAAGACCGAGCAAATATTAACACAATTATAAGCGATTGTAACTTAATTCTAAACGACCTTTACTTATACTTTCTAGATGGCAATGATTTAACTATTGATGTAATCGGAGCAAGTAACGGAAGCCCTTTAAACAACTTCGACTTAGATTATTCTGCTGGGTGGGTAAAGTCAATAACGTTTGAAGTACAAGCGTATAGTGTTTGTGCTATTCCGATGAATCCAATAAGCCCGAATCCTCCTGTAGTTTGTGATGATGCAACGGTAAGAAATTCAGATAGTACATATTTAGAAACGGTATCAAGTGGTGGTACATTGGTACTACCTGACACAACCTATAATTTTATAGTGAACGGAGTTACAACGAGCGTAACAGTACCAAGTTTAAACGATGAAACATTTAACATAGTATGGCAATAATAGATATAAATATTCCGATTGAAGATGCCGTTACAGATGGCAGTTTAAACCCAGTAACAAGCAACGCAGTATTTGACGCTTTGGCAGCTTTACCTTCAGGTACAGTAACTTCAGTAGGCTTGACTATGCCGAGCGCATTTACAGTCGCAAATAGTCCAATAACATCGAGCGGAGATATAGCTGTAACGGGTGCGGGTGTAGCAAGTCAATATGTAAGAGGTGATGGCTCTTTAGCTAACTTTCCAACGTCAAGTGGTGGTGGTGCATCTGTTAGTTATTACTTGAATGGCTCAGTAAGTCAAGGTACATTCGGAGGTGTAGCTATGCGTGAAATAAATAAAGTTCCAATCATCGGAGCGGGTACGGATTTCACTATTTCATCAAACGGATATATTCAGTCTTTTATCACAGATGCGAATGACCCTAATCAGTTAGAGATACCAGCGGGAAATTGGAATTTTGAAACATATTTTTCTGCATCATCTAGTGGTGGGAATCCATCATTTTATATTGAGTTGTATAAATGGGATGGTGCTACCTTATCTTTAATTGCTAGTAATTCAATTAATCCTGAAATCATAACGGGAGGGACTGCGACTGATTTGTATATTAGTGCTTTAGCAGTACCGCAAACTAATTTGGCATTAACTGATAGATTAGCTATTAGAATCTATGTAACTACAAGTGGTAGAACTATTAAACTACATACTGAAAACAGTAACTTAAGCCAAGTTATTACAACTTTTTCGAGTGGTATTTCTTCGATTAATGGACTTACAAAACAAACACAATATTTGGCTTTAGGTCAATCAGGAAGTGTTATAAATTGGTCATCTGTTACCGATACGCATACATTAAACATTCCTATAAAATACACTATTGAACTTGTAAACGCGCTAACAGTTGATTTTTACGCGCCTTACAACTTATCAATAGGTTCGATTACAAACATTTTAAACGCTCCAACGATAACAATTCAGGACGACGGAGTGGCGTATACACTAGGTGGTACAATAGCGGCTGGAAGCAAAATAACGGTAACGGCTTCAATTGCTTCAGTAGTAACTTTGAATGTAACTAGATTATGATAAACGATTTATACATAAAAGCAACTGCTCCAGCATCTTCTGCACCCGTTGGAGCAAAGGTTTTAAAAACGGGTCAAACGGTATCAAATGCTACTTATGACGATGGAGATTTGGAGCGTGGTAGATTAGCTAGCTTTCTTACTTTAGCTTCAAATAATCCGTTTGGAAATACAAATAGGTTTACTGATAAACTAGGTGGACAAACATACACTAATAGTGTTGCATATGATTGGTCTACATTTGATGGAACATCGGTTTCAGCTTATTACTACGGAGATGCTAATACACGAACTTGGGCTACTCAACTTTCTCAGTATGCTACAAGTACAATTGATGGTTTAAACGGATGGTTTTTGTTTAACATTCATGAAGCGATGTCATTAATGAATTTTAGTTATCCTAGCACGTTTCTTTATGGCTACGCTCCTTTTTCTTTAACTAGAAGATATATGTTTGTAAGCACAAACGTTACAGGATTGCTAGGTTTAGCAACCGATACAGGACCTGGAAGTCCACCATTTACATCTGTAAATAAAACTAATGCACTTTGGGGAATTTGGACTAGAGTATGTACAGTTTCAGGCACTACAATAACATAAAAATATGACAATTAAACTAGAAAACTTCTCCGCTACAATAGATGTTGAAAGCGTTGAGATAACAAGCGTAACGGATAACGTAAAAGCAAAGACTGCAAGCGTTAACATAGTAATCAATAACAACTACGGAACTACATTAGATGGTTTCACTTATGTTACAACTTGGGAAGATAGCGAGGTTTTGACATGGGCTAACAATGAACTGAATAAATACGTAATCAAATGAATTTAGAAACCACTCTAAAAGGCATTAAAGATTACGGTATAACGGGCGTCTTAGTTGCGTGGCTATTTATTACAAATAATCGTTTGTCAATCGTAGAAAATAAACTTTTTGATTGTTACATGACGAAGCACTCAAGTATAAAAACTACGGAAAACGTTTACATGATGCCTGAGTTGATTGCTATTATACCAAGTAACCCTGTAGGAAAGATTGAAAGTGTTTAAAGAAATAGTTAACGATACTTTAAAGCGTAACGGCAAATGGAGTAGAACGTCTTTAACGATGCTCTCATCTTGGTTCATTGCTTTAGTTATGGCTATCTTAGATTTTTGTTTTAACGGTCTTAGGTTCGATGTATGGCTAGGTTTAATAAGCGTTTCAATCGGTAGCAAGATAAGTGATTCACTTAGTAAAAAATTACACAATGAATAGAGAGAATAGAGAATTTAGATTTTTAATAATTGTTGCTTTGCTTTGTGCTTTTTGGATAGGCTTCTTATCTAGTTGTTCAGCTAATTATCACATGGCTAAGTTTATTAAAAAAGGTGGTATTATAAAAAACGATACTACTTTAATAACGGTAAACGATACTATTAGAATAAACGGCAAAGATTCGGTAATTGTTAGAACAGTTCAAGCGGTTTGCCCTGAGATGAAATCCCCAAAAACACGCTATGAAACGAGAATAGAATATCGATACAAAACGAAAGTAGAAAAGGCTCAAGTAAAGTGGCGTACTAAGTACCAAACAAAGTACATTAAACAACAAAAAAAGATTGAAACAAAGAACAACAAAACGTTAAATTTGCTTTTGATTGTGTTGGGTCTTATAACATTGACTATATTAGCCTTCAAATTTTCTAAATAAACGTAAATGAACTTAGAAACGTATATCAAATTCACAAAGAAGTGGGAAGGTGGACTATCAAGAGACACTTCGGATTCAGCTAGTAAATATCCTTGTCCTAAAGCATACAAAGGAATAAGCGGATATCACACAAACATGGGAATAACATACCGAGTTTGGGAAACAGTATTCGGAAAGAATAACGATGTCAGATTCTTTGAGATGTCAAACGAAGATTGGTTCAAAGTGTTTAAAACTTTGTATTGGGATAGCGTAAAAGGAGACGATTACGAATGTTTCTCTATTGCGGTAATAGTAACAGGCATGGCGTGGGGTTCGGGCGCACACAGAGCAAGTATAACACTACAACAAGCGATTAATAACTGCGGTGGAGATGTTGCAGTAGATGGTAAAATCGGAATGAAGACCGTAGCAGGTGCAAACGCTATTAACGACCTTCAATTATTCAACGAATTGATACGATTAAGAAAGCAATTCTTTTTAGCTATTTCAGAACCTGGAAGTAAGAACGCAAAGTTTAGAAACGGATGGTTAAATCGTTTAGTTGATTACGAAAAGACTTTTAGACCTTTTTAACGAAGGTTTTTTTATTTACCTAAATATTGATTATGAAAAAGAGTAACCGCTTTAGATTAAAAGTTGATGAGATTGAAGTATTAAATCAATACAGAGCAATTAAAACAGCATCAGATGAAATAGGAATAGATGACAAAGATGTTAAACATGGTTGGTTAAAATCAAAAGACGCTTCACTATTCTTTAAGAATCCAAACTTTAAAACAGAAGAAGCACAACAATACGAACTTCTTAGAAACGAACTACTAGAACAAGTTAAAAGCTATTCTCCTAAATATCCAACTTTAAAACGTTCAAATAATTCAGAAGGACATTTACTTATTGTAGACCCTGCTGATATTCATATTGGTAAACTTTGCACCGCATTTGAAACAGGCGAAGAATATAATCAACAAATTGCAGTTCAACGTGTTTTAGAAGGAGTTGAAGGAATTATACAAAAGTCTAGTGGTTGGAATATAGACCAAGTAATATTTGTTGCTGGTAACGATGTTCTACATACTGATACACCAAGACGAACTACTACAAGCGGAACGTTTCAAGATACCGATGGAATGTGGTACGAGAATTTCATGATAGCTACTAAACTATACATTCAAGTTATTGAGCGTTTAATGACTATTGCAGATGTACACGTTATGTATGACCCAAGCAACCACGATTACACAAACGGATTCTTTTTAGCTCAAGTTATTAAAGCTCATTTTAGCCAATCTAAAAACATTACTTTTGATGTGAGTATTTCGCATCGTAAATATTTTGTTTATGGCTTAAATCTAATCGGAACAACTCATGGAGATGGAGCAAAGGCACAAGACTTGCCGATGCTTATGGCTCAGGAGTCTGAACATTGGGGAACAACTAAGCACCGTTATTGGTATACTAAGCACTTACACCATAAAGTAAGTAAAGATTATCATGGTGTTTGCGTTGAAACGTTAAGAAGTCCTAGTGGTACTGATAGCTGGCATCATCGAAACGGCTACCAACACGCACAAAAAGCTATTGAAGGATTTATACATTCTAAACAATTCGGTCAAATTGCTAGATTAACTCACATCTTTTAGTATATTTGCATTGATTCATAGTTCAAATTTTGTTTTGTTTAGGTTAAACCCTCGCTTCGGTGGGGGTTTTTTAGTTTTATCTACGTAGTTCTACGTATATTCTTCTACGTAGTTTTACGTAATTTTACTCTAATTTGCATTTTTATTAACTAAATTGTTTGTAAGTTAAATAATTGTAGTATGTTTGTAAGGTCAATAAGGCAAAACAAAACAAAACAATATGAAAAACACAGTAATTGAACTACAAGAAAAGGCTAACAACTTACTAGAGTTAGCGGAGCAAATGGATTCACGCATCAAATGGTTAAAAGAAGATGCTTCAAGTGAGTACTTTCATTTAACAAGTCAAGAGTATAAAGACAAAAGAAACAATACAATAGACACGTGCGAGCGTGGGAGTAAAAGACTTTGGTCTGCTTATCTTCAAGTATTAACACAAATTAAATTAGAGTTATGATAATTATAGAACTATTTGAAGACTTTGCTAAGGTCTTAGTAAACGGTAAAGAGTTTGATATTGCAATCCATCAGCCATCACAGGAAATCATTTTAGACATCAATTTTCTACGTGAGTTTAAAAACTTTGATGACATGAATGAATGCGATGAATGTGAACAAGGATGGTACGATGATGGCGAAGGAGACGAAAGCCATTTTGTTAAATGTGAATGTCAACCTAAAATTAAGTAAAATGAAAGCACTAAACACTTGGCTAAATAAAAACGTAAAGCCACAAACAAAAGAAAACGTTTACATACCAGCTTTAAGCGTAAACGATGCAGACAGAAAGCGATTCTTTACTACGTACAATGTAGAATTAATGCAGTCAATAAGAGAAGTAAAATTAAAAAATAGTTAAGATGAGCAGAAGAACACAAATAACAGAAAAACAAGCATTAATTATAATGCATAATTATAGAAAAGGTATTAATTCAGTAGAAACAGCAAATTATATTGGATGTTCACAATCACTTATTTCAATATTTGTAAAGGCTTTTAATGGAAATAAAAAGCAACTAGATAAATTAGGTAAAGAACATTCAGATTTAATAATGAGAATAAGTCCATTTTATAAATCAAAACAATCAACAGACAAAATAGTAGAAAGCGTTATAAACCAATTTAAGCAACGCTCAGAAGTAGGAATAAATAAATACGGAACTACACTAGACAGAAACGATTTAAGCACCTTAGAATGGATTGAACACGCTAAACAGGAAGCAATGGATTTTATCCTTTATTTAGAACGATTAAAACAAGAATTGAAATGACAAAAGAACAGTTTGAAATGACCTTAATTTTATCCATCTTACCATCGTGTGCGGATAAGTTAGAACAGTTTCCATTTAGACAAATAGCAAAGATGAGACAAAACGAAGTAGTAAACGCTATCCGAAAACAAGATAAGCTATACATGAACACAGGGAACATAGAAATCTTTGAACAACAGTTAAACATACAAAGAGCATTCCTTCAATGGATTGATGAAGCATATAAAAACACATTAGAATCATGAAAGCAAATGAATTAAGAATTGGTAATTATGTATTTGATAGGTATAAAATAACACAAGTTGATAAATATTTTTATCAGAGTGCAGAATGTTTTTGGACTAATGAATTCAAACCAATCCCATTAACAGAACATTGGTTGTTTAGATTTGGGTTTGAGAAAAACATAGATTATGAACAAGAGATAAATGAATACGGTAAATTATCAGAGTCAAATGGTAGAAGAGGTGTTGGGTTATATCTACATGAAGGAGAATGGTTTGTAACATTTAGAGAAGATGTCGGTTGTGGATGGTGTGAATTAAACGAAATTGAATATGTACACCAACTACAAAACCTATACTTTGCATTAACTAACGATGAACTAACAATAAAATCATGACACTAGAAGAACTAATAAACGAACTTGATTTAACATCTAAATCTAGAAAGCGTGAAATCGTCTACACTCGCTTAGTTTTATTTCAATATCTAAGAACACAAAAGTTAACGATGTACGCAATAGGTAACATTTTCAAAAAAGACCATAGTACAGTTGTTTATGGATTGAAGCAGTACGAAATGCTAGACAAGAACAAAAAACACTATCCAGACTTTGCACGAATCAAAGACGATGTATTAACAAAGTTAGGATTAACGCCAAAGCTACAACCTAAAGCCGAAGTTAGCTACTTAGAAAGAAAAGTATTAGAGTGCAAAACGTATTTAGACCTACGAAACATTCAAGAAGAACTAAAAAAAGTAATTTTAGAACGTGAAGAAGAAAAAATATTTACAACGTTTGACATTTAATTAACAAAAATGTTTATATTTGCATAAACAAAATAAAAAATAAGAACATGAAAAATCTATTTAAAGCGTTGGCACAGTTCCAACAAGAAGTACCTGTAATTTTCAAAGGTAGCACCGCTGGTCAAGGTAACTTTGCTTATCAGTACACAGATTTACCCGCTATTTTTAAAGTTATCAATCCACTATTAGCAAAACATGGTTTAGGATTTAGTCAAATTACTGAGTTTAAAGATGGACACGATTACTTAGTAACGATTGTATTCCATATTGAAAGTGGAGAAACGTTAGAAACACGAACACGCTTAATGCCTGACGTTGAGTTAAGAGGTCAAAACGTATTCCAATCTTACGGAAGTCAATTAACGTACTTTAGACGCTACGGTATAAGCCAAATCTTAGGGTTAGTAACTGACAAAGATACAGACGCACAAGGTGAGCAATTAAAGAAAAAGCCTACAATAACGGTAGAACGTTTTGAGAAAGCACTACAAGCGATTCAAGAAGGTAAAGCTAAAGTAAGCGATTTAGATAAATTCGAGCTTAGCGATGTTCAACAGTCAGCTTTAAAACTATTATAATGGAAGATTTACTATTATTTAGAGCATCGTCTCTAGGGAAGTTAATGACAGAATCTCGGAGTAAATCTGATGTTTTGTCTGAAACTGCTAAAACTTATATTCAAGAGTTATTCAAAGAGCGTGAATATGGTATTTATAAAGAGTTTTCAAGCCGTTACACCGACAAAGGTATAGAGAATGAAGACATCGCTATTCAAATGGCTTCAGAGGTCTTAAATTGGGAATTCGTAGTAAAGAACGAAACGAGATTTAACAACGATTACTTAACGGGCGAGCCTGATATCTTAACGGATTCACTTTTAGCTGACATTAAATGCTCGTGGAATGGAAGTACTTTTCCGATGTTCGACAAAGAATTAAAGAATAAAGATTATTTTTGGCAGATGCAAGCGTACATGATTCTAACAGGACACGAAGAAGCGGAACTAGTTTACTGTCTTACAAATACACCTTTTCAAATCGTAGAAGATGAGGTACGTAGAATGCATTGGAAACTTAATCTAATTGATGAGGATTTAGATGTGAGAGAGGCAGTTCAAGCATCGCATAATTTTGACCATTTACCAGACTCGCTAAGAGTAAAACGTTTTATTATCAAACGAGATAACGAAGCAATCAAAAGAGTAAGGCAACGTGTAGAAGTAGCACGTGAATATTACGAATCACTAAGAACAATTTTTTTTCTAGCATAAATAATTTTAATTAACAAATAAAAACAAGTAAAATGAGTACACTTATCTCAGGTTCTATTGACCTAACAAAAATTGATAAAAGCAAGCTGAAAGATGGCAAGTATTTAAACGTTCAAATATCAATAAACGATACTACTGATAACTACGGAAACAACGTAGCAATCACTTTGAATCAAACAAAAGAAGAACGTGAAGCAAAGGAGAAAAAGACGTATCTAGGAAACGCTAAAGTAGTCTGGACTGATGGAGTTATTAAGACCGCTGACAAAGTAGAAGCTAAAGCTGAAAGCAAAGCAGTAGAAAACGACCTACCATTCTAAATTAACAAGGGGGTTGTGTTGGGTTACCTAGCAGTAAAAGTAAAACTTTTGCCCCCTTTTAAAACCAATACTATGGAATGTTATAAACTAATTGTATACAAAAATTATAAACCTATTTGTTATGTTTTTTCAGCAAAAGATGAAGAACAAAAAATTTCTAAATTGAAAGCGTGGAAAGCTGAAAATATTACACCTTATGACAAGGTAGAACTGTTATTTTTAGGAACAATTGAAGAACAAGAAAAGTTAATTACAAATCAAAAAGATTGGTTATTTAGTTAAAATAATTCTTATATTTGCAACGCTTCGGTCTGACAATAGAAGCAAAAGAAATTAGTTGCCTCGTTAATGAAGTAGAAGTCAGACCCTACGGATTTAATGAGGCTTTTTTTATACGTAAATTATGGCAGAAAATAAAAAATCATTTGTTTTATACGCTGATTTAATCAAAAGCATTGAGCATTTAACTAACGAAGAAAAAGGTATTTTGTTTAATCACTTGCTTGAATACGTTAACGACATGAATCCAATTCTTACAGACAGACTTGTTTTAACTGCTTGGAAACCAATCGAAATACAACTCAAAAGAGATTTGATTAAGTTTGAAGAAGTGAAACATAGCAGAAGCATTTCGGGTAAAGCTGGTGCAGAGAAAAGATGGCAAAAGATAGCAAACGATGGCAAAGGCATTCAAGCTATAGCAAAAATGGCTGTTAATGATAATGTTAATGATAATGTAATAAATACAAAAGCGGATGTTATTTCAACCGACCAATGGGGAAATGAAATTGACATTAACGGCTTTCACATAAAAACAAAAAAATAAAATTATGAAGACAATAAAATTAGAATCTAAAATTGTCAATGATAAATATACTGAATATGTATACGAATCATTTGACATACAAAATAAAGAAAATACAATTGTAGAAATACCTATGAATTTTGGTGAATGCAAAACGTTTGATTGGAATATAGGAGTTATTTATGGTGGTTCTGGTACAGGTAAAACTACTTTATTAAAAGAATTTGGTAAGTTAACTAAAATTGAATTTGATTTTGATAAAGCATTAATATCTAATTTTGATTGGTTAGAACCAAATGAAGCCACAATGTTATTAAGTTCAATTGGTTTATCTTCTGTACCCACTTGGTTGCGTCCATTTCACACATTAAGTAATGGTGAACAATATAGAGCGGAGTTAGCGTATAAAATTGGTAAAGCAAAAGAAAATGAAGTTGTGTTAATCGATGAATATACATCAGTAGTGGATAGAGACGTTGCAAAATCTATGTCTTTTGCACTACAAAAATATATTAAGAAATTTAATAAAAAAATTGTTTTAGCTTCATGTCATTTTGATATCATGGAATGGTTGATGCCAGATTGGACTTATTCACCATTAAAAGGGCGTGTTGAAAAACACGAATATGCCAGGCGAAACAGACCAACAATTGAACTTTCGATATTTCGATGTAGATATGAAACTTGGAAAATTTTCAAACAACATCATTACATGAGTCAAGATTTAAATAAAGCAGCAAAATGTTTTGTTTTATTATTAAATGACAAACCTGTAGGTTTTATAGCTATTTTGCCTTTTCCTCATGGAAATATAAAGAATGGTTTTAGGATATCTAGAGTTGTTGTGTTACCTGATTATCAAGGTTTATCAATTGGTTTCACTATAATTGATTATTTTGCGTCTATTTACAAAGCAGATAATAAGAATATGTATATAAAAACTTCTAATCCAGCTTTATTTGTAGTAATGGATAAAAATAAACATAAATGGAAATTTACAAATGAAGTAAAAAAAGAACAATTAAATTCAGAATGGATGTTGAAACAACAAAATTCAGATAAAAGTGGAATGTTAAAAATGAGAAATGCCATAACTAAATCTTTTAAATATATTGGAGAGCCTTCAATTTGTTCTACTGATATAATTACTTTTAATGCTGATGCTTGGAAAGAAGTTGCACAAAATCAAATAAGTTTATTTTAAAAAAAAAACTATGAAACAGTACAATATTTTAGGAGGTGTTGATATAATTTCTAATTTAGAAGAACATCCACAATTTAAAGAAAAAGTAATTAATCCAGATAAATATTACGGAAGCGATTTAAATAAATTAGTTGCTAAAGATTGTAGAAAAGATATGATGGTAATGAATATTGATTTAATCATAAACGACTATAATCAGAATAAATTAAAAATTGTTGAATCAAAACATTCAAGAGAACAATTAGGCAAGGGTCAACATTTACTATTGAAAAAATTAGCACAAATGGGAATTGATACATACGTGGTTTATGGAGATGAGCCATATACAAATTCAAGAGTTTATTCTTATAAAACAAATAGAGAAAAAATAATGAATAAACAAGAATTAATTAATTTTTTAAATAATACAAAATGATAGTTAACCACAGAAGTAGTGATGAGTTTCTCGAATTATCTAGGTTAGATAAAATACCTCTTGGTTTAGGTCTTGGAATTGATTTGGATATAAATCTACGATTTAAACGAGCATCGTTTAACATCGTTTTAGGACACGCAAACGTTGGTAAAACCTATTGGGTTCTTTGGTATCTTTTAGCGTTAGCACACAAGCACAATCTTAAACATCTTATTTATTCAGCTGAGAACTCAGTAAATGGATTGAAACGTAATCTTATTGAGTTGTATGCTGGGTGCAAAATTAAAGACATGAAATCTAAACAACTTGAAAACTGCAAAGCATTTATAGAATCTCATTTTGATTTTATTGATGCACAAAAGGCTTGGACTATTGAAGACTTTATGAAAGAAGTTCAAGTACTAGGTAGTTATGATACATTAATGATTGACCCACATAACTCATTTTTAAAGCCTAAATTTGCAAACGCTCACGAATTAGATTATGAGATGGCAACGAAGCTAAGATTGTTTGCCAAAAAAACGAATACTTCGATTTATATGTGTACACACGCAGCAACAGAAGCACTTCGTAAGACTCACAAAGATGGAGAGTTTAACGGTATGCCTCAAGCACCAAACATGGCAGATGCTGAGGGCGGTGGTAAATGGGGAAATAGAGCAGATGATTTTATTGTAATACATAGATACCCAATGCACTCAACAATGTGGATGTATACAGAAGTTCACATGAAGAAAATCAAAGAAACTGAGACAGGTGGTAAACCTACAATCTTGACAGAACCGATTTTATTTAAATTAGAAAACGGAACGGGTTTTAGTTGTGCTGGTAAGAATCCATTGAAAGATGAAACAAAACAATCTGAATCAATTAAAAACTTTGATAACTTGCCTTTTTAAATACGAACTATGAAACATAAAAGCACCGCATTAAGTCTAACACTAGCACGAATCAATATCGGCTTAGTGATTAACAAACTTATCGTAAGACAAAAACACGCTTCTACAAGCGATAAACAACGTGAAGGCATACAAACTATGCTTGATGACCTACAAAGTGCGTTAGAAGTGCTAAAAAGCGTATCTAAAGAGAATGAACAGATGTATAGATTAAACTATTCTTTGCATATTGAAAACATGAAGCTAAAAAAGCAACTATATGAAGCAACCAAAACAGAAGAAATGCAAGAACTGTAAACAACCATTCACACCGATACGTTCAACGCTTGAGAAGTACTGCAAAGAATCTGAATGTGTTCGTGTTTGGGTAGCGATTGAAAAAGAAAAGGCTTGGAAAAAGACGAAAGCAGTAAAAAAAGCTGAGTTGATGACCGTACAAGATTATATCAAGATAGCGCAACAGGTGTTTAACAAGTACATTCGACTACGAGATGAGGGTAGCGTGTGTATTAGTTGTCAAAAGCCATCAAAAAAAGAAAACGCTGGGCATTTTTTTAACGCTAACAATCATTGGAATGTGAGATTTGATGAAGATAACGTGCATCTACAGTGCGAGCATTGCAATACGTTCTTGAGCGGTAACCTTTTGGAGTATCAAGGTCATCTAATTAAAAAGCTAGGACAAGAAAAATACGATGCACTTGTAGAGCGAGCGAGAAAAACACGTAAATTTACAATCGAAGAACTAAAGGAAATAATAGAAACCTATAAACAAAAAATAAAAGAGCATGAAGGAATTAGAAGAAGTATGGAGTAAAGTTCCTGACAAATTAAAAGAATCTGATTTATATTGTTTTTATGTAAGTGATAGTTATAAAAATGTGCCTGAAACGTATAAGTCAAAAAAAGTTATTGTACTTTACCCATTGCCAAAAGATTGCGTTTATTATGCGCCAAAAATGTTTGAATAAAATTAATAAATAAAAAATAAAATAAACATGGATTTTATATTAGGATTAATAGCAGGAATTACAGTTACATTAGGAATATGTATAGGCTTATTCAAAGAGTTTAAGAAAGCACTAAAAGATTTTGACACATGGAAAGAATGGAAAAACAAACAGCAGTAGAATGGTTAGTAAGTCATTTAAACAAACAAGGATTTGCACAAGTTGTAACAGATGAGGAAATTAAACAAGCTAAAGAAATGGAGAAAGAGCATATTGAAGATGCTTATATCATAGGATATACAAATTGTGAGGTAGGCATAAAGTGTAGAAATCAATACTACAACGAAACCTTTAAATCAGAATAAGATGAAAGCAACACGAGAACGAAGAGCAAAGAAGTTGATTAAGCGAGATTGGATGCATCGAACAAATATGAATAAGCGTGATTATTTAATATGGAAACGCATAGAAAACGAATCAGTAAACAACGAGGAAGGAGATTAAAATTTGGTTGATTAGAATTTAATTGTATATTTGACTAAAATTTAATCATGGAATTACTCTTACTCGTATCTTTTGCTTGGTGGTTTACTAACTTCGAACCGCTTCAAACTGCATTAGATTACATATTTACAAGGTTACCCATTAATCGTTACACAGTGATAGTTCATACTTCACTTGGATGCATTAAGTGCGTTGCTTTTTGGTCTTCATTGTTAATTAGTGGAGACTTTTTTATTGCTACCCTATCCTCATTAACCGCTTATCTTTTAAAATTATGTTTGGACAAGATGAACTAGAATACATCGAAAGCCTAAAGGATGCCAACGAATCAACGCGTACGGCAAAAGTTACGTTGAACAGGCTTAAGGCTATAAAAACACGAATCACAAACGAAGTAGACAAAGAATGTTTCTGCTCAAGTGTTAGAAGAAAGATATGGTACAAGAACTTTATGGAATGGTATGAAAGCACTACTAGATAACTATATCCAACATAACTACAAAGAGGTAAACAGATACGCTAATTACTTCTTACATCGTTTAAAGTCAAAATTAGACGCTGACACGGTTATAAATAACGCGTATCTACGAACACTTCAATACAAAGGGGTAATAGTCGAACAGTATGAAGCAAAAGCCTTGTTATTTGAATCCATCAAAGCGGAAGTACTTTGGAATAGCGAGAGCAAAAAGGAGATTATCAACTCAGTAGAGAGTGATTACATTCCAGAGGTGGAAGATACCGACCTAGCCGAGAAGATTCTACTTGAACTACGATACAACGAACAAAAGAACATCGTTGAAATATACCGCAGTCAAATCAATGACCGAGTAAAGTTGTATTTCTTTCAGGCGTACTACGATAAAGGTATTTGCACCACGAGAAAAATTGCTGAACACTTCAATATATCTACGGCTTCGGCTCATTTGTTGATAGTAGAAATGAAAGAGGATATTAGAAGGTTTGAAAACACGAGTAAAGTAAACGCATTATAACTATGAGTAAGTACATTTTAACGATAGCCTACATTCTATTCTTGGGGTATGCAATGGGTTTAATTTACAACTACGAAAACACAAATAAAATACTAGGTATAGGAATAATCACTTACTTAGTAGGTTCACTTATAAACCAATTAGAAGAACATGAAGATTAAAGAACAATGGAAGGGTAAAACGCTAGTAAGTTACGACCCAATACTAGGAGAGCGCAGAATCGAAGTAGATAAAATCCAACCAAAGAACGAGAAGCGCATTAGAAAAATGGGATACGATTATATCTTTGACGATGAAGTAGAGATTAAACCAATTGCATTTGAAGGAATAGAACAACCGATAGTAAAGAAACCTAGAAAAAAACGAACCCCAACAAAATGAACAATAGCTACCAAATTATAGCAATACTTATTAGAACGGTAGAAGATTACATACTACAAAAGAAAAACGTAAGGGTAAAGATAGACCCTATACAGATAATAACAAACCAAGACCAACTAAACAAGTTAATAGACGCTTATAACTACATAGAAAATGGGAAAGCATAAAACAATAGAGACACCCGAACAAATGTGGGAACTCTTCGAAGCATATAAGAAGACAGTATCAAAGAACCCAATCTTAATACAGGACTATGTAGGTAAGGATGGACAAATGGTGTATAGAGAGAGACAACGACCTCTAACGATGGAAGGGTTCGAAAATTACTGCGAGGATAACATTTGTTACGTACATCAATATTTCGTTAATCAAGAACAGAGATATGGCGATTATGTGAACATCTGCTCGCGTATTAGAAGAACAATTCGTCAAGACCAAATCGAAGGTGGCATGGCATCAATTTATAACCCAAGCATCACACAACGACTAAACAACCTAACCGAGAAAACGGATGTAACAAGTAACGGTAAAGAGTTAAACGAAATTAAGATAACGATAGTAGGTGGAGATTCAAGTAACGAAAATATTTGATAAGAACTTCAAGGCTCTAAACTCAGATAAGCGGTTCATAATTAATCAAGGTGGTTCTAGGTCAAGTAAGACCTATTCACTTTGTCAGCTTATAATCGTTTGGTGTTTACAGAATCCGAATAAGGTAGTATCAATTGTGCGTAAGACATTCCCAGCTTTACGTGCTACGGTAATGCGTGATTTCTTCGAGGTGCTTAAAGACTTGGAACTATACGAGAAAGCAAGCCATAATATGAGTGAGAACATCTACCGATTCGATAACGGTTCGATAGTAGAGTTCTTCTCAGTAGATGACGAGCAAAAGATACGAGGGCGCAAGCGAGATATCGGATGGTGTAACGAAGCAAATGAGTTGTGGTTCGATGACTTTCAGCAGTTGAACATGAGAACGGAATCTAAGTTAATCTTTGACTATAACCCATCAGAAAGTAGCGGATGGCTATATGAACTACCCGAAGCCGAAAGCGTCTTAATCAAGTCAACCTATAAAGACAATCCTTTTCTTCCCGAATCAATAAAGAGACAGATAGAAGATTTAAAAAGAACAGATGAGGCACTCTATCAAATCTACGCATTAGGAGAGAAGGCAGTCAGTAAGTCAAACATATACACGAATTGGACATTTGTACAACATCGCCCTTCAAAGTTTACGCAATACGTTTACGGGCTTGACTTTGGATTTAATCACCCGACTGCATTGATACGTGTCTATTGGCATGAGAAAGATATCTACATTGAACCCGTTGTTTATGAATCGTATTTAACGACAAGCGACCTAATAGAACGATTTAACAGTCTAGGTATTGATAAGAGTATAGACATACTAGCAGATTACTCAAGACCTGAAATTATAGCAGAGATGCAAATAGCTGGCTACAACGTCAACAACGCTAACAAGGTAGTAAAGAAAGGAATTGATAACGTAAAGACCTTTGGTGTAATGTGTCAAGATGACCCACGCATGAAGAAGGAGTACGATAACTACAAATGGAAAAAGATAGGCGATACAATAACGGATGAACCTGTAAAGCTATTCGATGACGCTATGGATGCAATACGATACGCAACTACGTTTATTAAGGGGATGTACTTTAGTGACGATGGCTACATAGCCTTCTAAACATTGACGAGAATTTAATCATTATAGATATGGCAATTACAATTGAAGCACAACCACAAAGAATGACAGCAGGTTATAACCCTGTAATGTATTACCTCAGTTCAAACAATGTTAATCAGTTAGGTTTTAGATACATCGTTGAGGTGTACCTAGCAGGAACGAGTACTAAGCTATTTGAAAAGAGATACGCGCCTAGACCTGTTGATGGCTTTGCAGAGATTAACATATCAAGAGACGTACAAAGTTACCTTAGTGCAAACGAACCTTTCGATGTCAGCTCACAGAATGCTACTAACCACTATTTGAAATATGACATTAAGTTCGGGGAAGAGTATCGAGTAGCTTGGACATTTACCGACTTCATATTTAATGCAGGTCAAACGGGATTCTGGCAAGTGCCGAATGTTACACCTCATCCTTTTGTAGTGGGCGACCAAATCAGTGTCGTATTAGATTCTCCTCCTGGAGATTTTAGAGATGCGCTTGAGGGTCAGTTCTCAGTAATTGCAGTACCGAGTGCTTATTGGATAACAACGTCTTTGCCTTGGATTGGTTCGGGTGCCGCGTTAACAGGTAAGATATACTACTCAGATAATCGTAGGTCAAGATTCCCTAACCTAACAAGACTTACAAATCAAATAGTATTCAACGGTGCTTTAGATATCCAAGCGTTTAAAAATTGGAACTTTAGTAATTACTCTTTAGATGGAGATGGATTGTTTTTAAGTAACCAACCTAACGACTTCAAGATAACACCTAGCCAAGATTTATTCCCTACGTTCTTCAATGACTTTAGCACTGCAACGAAGCGGATATATTTTGAGACTGATAGTGGAGATATCGGATATAAAACTGTATCGGTTGGTTCTACTGTTGGACTTACACAAGTGAATGCGGGTACAAATGGAATGGCTGCCTTGACTATGGTCGTTGGTACTTTACCATTGATTGAAGATACTACCGTTTGGTATGAGTATTGGATAGCTGACACAAGCGGAACACAACTAACTGAGAAGGTACGCGTGTACATGAATCGCACTTGTTCAATTGAAGATTACGAGGTTTTGTTTTTGGATAGACTAGGCTCTTTTAGTTCGTATGCTTTTCAATTACGTTCTACTGAAAAAGGTAGCGTTCAACGAATGAATTACAACAAGAAATTCGGAGATGTCAACACCATTACAAACACGTTCAACTTTAATACTTGGGATAGTGGGCGCACTACTTATCATGTAGACTTAAGTAAAGACTTTACCCTAAACACCAATTGGCTAACGGATGCTGAAAGCGTGTACTTTGAGGAGTTGCTGACTAGCGGTTATACGTTTGTTAAGATTGATGGGCAGTACTTTGCGTGTCAAGTTCAAGAAACTAGCTTTGAGGTACAACGTCAGAAGAACAAGAATTTGATTAGAAAAACAATAACGGTTAAATTATCAGTTGATACACCAATAAACGTATGACATTAACACGAATCAATTTATTAGGGATAGATAACTATTTAGAGGTATCGGAAGATGTAGTAGTACCTATCAACTTTTCAATAGCTGACATTCGAGATGTACAAGCAAAGAGCGGTAGTTATTCTAAGTCAATCAAGGTAATCGGCACGAAGCATAATAACGAAGTTCTAAATCACTTATTCGATGTCAATGCGGTAAGTTTAACCTACAATTTAAACGTCAAGCAACCATGTCAAATCGTACAAAATGATGAACTGATATTAGACAACGCCATCCTTCAATTGGTAAACGTAGAGAAGATATCTAACGGCATGAATGACGATGAGCAAGTAGTTTATACTGTAACGGTTAAAGATACGGTAGGCGACTTGTTTACGGATATTGGAAACGCTATGTTGACCGACTTAGACTTCAGCGATTTAAACCACACCTACACGAGTGCTAACGTTGTAGCAAGTTGGGCGCATGACGTAACGGATGGGTACAAGTATATTTTACCTATGTCATCTGATAACATCTATCAGTTGCCTGAGATGAAACCTGCTATCTATTTAAAGACGTACCTAGATAGAATCTTTTCGAATGCTGGTTATCAATACCAATTTAGTCAAGCTACCGAAATCGGTTTCGATAAACTGTTAATGCCTTACAATGGAGATAAGGTTACGTTGTCAGATTCATATATTGATGAGGTTAAAATCATAGCGGAAAATACAACATCTACGAATTACGTTTATAACGACCCTTTGATAATTGACACCGAGATACAAGACCCTAACTCGGCTTATAATCCAACGACATCAACATATACATCTGAGTATGCGTTAAACGTGCCTAATTCAATTCAGTTTAAGTTTACAGTTGACTATGAGATACTACTAGATAATACATATGGCTCTCCTATTACTTGTGTAACGGCTGGTGTTTATACTCCGAGTATTATCGTTCAAGCAAACGGTGCTAGTACAACAAACATAGACTCTATATCTTATGAAGTAGGAGATGTTTTACCTAGTGGAGTAAATACGATTGCGAGTGGTGTTAGAACTATTACGGGTGCTGCTTCTAATATAAACGTAGGAGATTTGATTACGTTTGAAATCTTTGGTTTTGCGACCGCTCTTTGGAATACAGGAACGAGTATAGTTGCACTTTTTCCAACGGTTCGTATAAACTCTATTAGAATGGAGATAGCACCCGCTGCGGACACTATCGCTTTTTCGTTTCCTATTGTAATGAATCAGTACGTACCCGTTCAAATTAAGCAATCGGATTTTATTAAGTCAATCTTTACGATGTTCAACATCTTTTGCCAACCTGACGAAACCAACCCGACTAAGATTGTATTAAAGACTAGAGACAGATTTTATGATACAGGCGTTGTAAAGAATTGGAGTAAGAAACTAGTCAAAGATAAACCTCATGTAATTGCATTTCTTCCTGAGGTAACTGCTAAAACACTTACGTTAACATACGCTCAAGATAAAGATGTGTTGAATGCTGGCTACCTTCAAAACATTTCTGAGATTTACGGACAAGTGAAGTATGTGTTTGATAACGAGTACATAAAAAACGATGACAAAAAGAGTTTGATATTTGGAGCATCTCCATTTGTAGATACTTCATTCGGTGCTATCGTGATGGGTATTAACGGAACTGAGCCAAAGACGTTACCAAGAATTGTGTACGATGGTGGGAACTATCCATGCGGTACATTTTACATTTATGATTACGGTACAACGGGAACGGCTTGTACTTCATATCCTTACACAACCCACTTTGATAAACCATTAAACCCAGACTTAGATTTTAACTTTGGTATTTGTGATTATTACTTTAGTCAATCGTACCAAAACACGACACTAAACAACCTCAGTACTTTATATTGGAGAAGAACCATGTCGCAGATTAACGGTGGTAAATTGTACATCGTTTACTTGAATTTGAATCCGCATGATATAGCTAATCTAAAACTGAATGATAAGATTTATTTAGACAGAAGCTATTGGAATATAAACAAGGTTATTGATTACGATGCTAACTCAAACGAACCTACAAAGGTCGAACTGTTAAGTATTGATGATGAGTTAGTATTACCTAAGATAAGACGTAAGATTGATTCCAAGCCTAACAACTCAAGTAGTTTAATAAAGCCATTTATACAAGACGTACTAGGAGAAATTAACGGCAGTTTAACAATAAACGCATCAACGGGTAATGTCATTCTAAACGGCAAAGGAAACATTATCGACTCGGTAGTAAGTAACGCGGTTGTGATTGGAGATAACCAAGTAGTAACGAAGAACGGTACTACTTCAACGAATAGTATAATTGCAACAACAGATGGCGACATTCCCGCTATTGATGTATCTAATTTTCAAGATACAAAAATTGCGTTAAATGTTTCTAATGGGCAGTTAATGATAACTACGATTTTAACATACGCAGATGAAGCAGCTGCTACAACGGCTGGGCTTT